ATCAGATTTCTATAAGCAGATTCACGCAGTTCAACGTCAAACTCGCTTGAGTTCTTAAACCTATCAATCTGCTCTTGTTGATAATTACTGATTATCTCTTGAAAGAACTCATCAGACAAGAGATGTTGCGCTCGGACTGGTCTGTCCAATATTGCCTCCGAAGATTGGTGTGCCAAGCAGGGTCTCGGCAGGAATATCGCCAAGACGGTTAATCAGGTCATAACCAAGGTATTGGCCTGCACCCAAACCACCGCGACGGTATAGGTTCATAAATGCGTTGTAATCCAATCCTCCGCCCATTCCGGGGAATGTAGGAATACCGCTAAATTGGCCTGTACCAGCAACGGGATTAAACTCAATATCCTCCGCTAGGCGAGGAGGACGGCCAGCACCACCAGTTTGAACAGGAGTGCCAGATGCAGCGCCAATTAGGGTTGCCCCGATACCAGCAGCCTGCAAAGGATTCTCGCGGATATATTGATAGGCTTCGTCAGCAATATCACCAGCCTGACGAGTCAGATTATCCAAAAGACTCGGAGGCTGAATCGGCATATAACGGTCAATATTGACGTTTACGCCGCTAGGTGCAGGCATCGTTCCAGCGCCAACGGGAGTCGGTAGGAACAGCTCTGGATTAACTTGGAAGCCAATGCCACCAGCATTCGGATTAAATCCAATGCCACCGGTGCTGCCCGGAACAGGAGCGGGAACTCCAAGGCTAGAAGGAGAAGGAATAAAGCCTTCAACTTGATTAGGAGTCAACCTGAAACCGCCACCTTCAGGCACTACGTCCATAATGTTGCTACCGGCAGGGAATCCGGGCTCTACCGCTTCACGAGCAACTGAAGTCAGAATATCGTCAGCGGTAGTGGGGATACCATTTGCGGTAAGAACGTCAGCAGCAAGTTGAGCATTCTGTGCGCTAGGTGCGCCTACACCGCTTACAAGGCTATTCAGAGCGTTTGTAATGCGCGGTGAGAGGTTTACGCCTGCACGATTGATGACGTTGCCAAGGCCACCGGCTTGACCAATGCCATACATAGCACCACCGCCAAGACCGCCAGTAATAACGCCTGTGAGAATGTCGCCGCCGGTAATAGCAGAGCCAAGGCCACCCAAGAGACCGCCAGCAGCAATAGTGCTACCAAGGGTTGCAGCGCCTGCTGTGCTACCAGTAGCCAATAGACTGGCCGTAGGGCCAAGCAGAAGGCCACCAGCGAGTCCTACAAGTAGTTGACCACCCAGACTGCCTAGGAAGCCACCGTCCTCTTCTGTGACCTTCACAGGCGTAGCAGAAAGATACTGGTAGGAGTCGGTTTCAGGGTTGTACTGGAATACGCCAGTAGTGCCACCACCAATCTTGCTAGTGAATAGACCTTCTTGACCCTTTACAGGCTTCAGTTTCTTGTCAAAATCAGAAGCAGTAATTACGTCATCGCTATTGAAACGGTCTACAGCATTGAAGATGTTAGCCTGACGATTAGCACCAGACACATATCCACCAAACTGTTCCTTCAAAAGGTCGGCAGTAATAGGCTGACCAGACTCACGAGCAGCAGACAGGGCATAAGCGTTATTCAGGCTCATGCCGGTAGTAATAGTGGCGTTATCGGTAGAGCGAGTTGCGGACTGAGGAATGCTGTAATCGCTCAGCAGGCTAATAGCCTGTTCAATCTTCGGCTGAATGGCAGGCGCATAAGTGTCTTGATAAGTGCCTACGTTGGAAACAATGAAACCATCATCACGGCGCTGCGGAATAAATTGCAGGCCGGCAGGCGCAAGAGTCGTTTTCGCTTCCTTAAATTCAACGGTATTAGCCTTTTTCTCGGCATTTACCTCTTGCTTTGAAGCGCCTTCAGCCTTTAGAAACTTAACTTCAGCCTTTTGAGCATCTTTAAGTTGCTGCTTCTGAGCGGTTTCGGCCTTCTTGATTTCCTTTTGCAAAACTTTTGTTGGATTTTGAGCCATATCAGCCTCTCAGTTGCATTAGTACGCTATTAAGAATACCAGCGGCTTCACTTTCTCGGTCCATTCTTTCTTGCGCTGCTTCCAACTCAGAAATCAGTTGTTGGCGTTCAGAAAGAGCCATTTCTCGTGCGGCCATTGCATTATCAGACAGGATTTTTGCCTGTTCTAGTTGGAGTTTAATAGCGTTCTTTTCACGCTCAATTTCCAACTTGGCCTGTTGAATAGCAATATCAGCGATTGCCTGCTCACGTTCAGCCTGCAATTTGGCAGATTCAACCTGAATATCAGCCTGAATACGGGCAGCATCAGATTGAGCCTTCAGTTGGGCCTTTTGCTGCTCTACTTGAGCCAAGATAATGGCAGGGTCAGGCTGTTGCTGTTGTTGCGGAGGCTGAGAAAGCATCTGGTCCATTTCAGGCGGAATCGGCTTAAAGAAGGTATCCGTATCCTTAAAGCCTGCTGCCTCAATAAGTCGGCCAAGAGTCTCACGATATTGACCAACCGATACCAAAGGATTAGACGGGCCATAGCCTTGGAGGATGGTCTCTTGCTTCTGCATAATCATTTGCAGCATTGCAAGTTGTTCCTGACGGCTACCAGTACCCAGACCGACATTAATCGACACGTCATACTGATTCGACCATTGACGAGGGTCAAAAGGCACATATTGGCCCCTCAGACGCACCACCTTGGGCTTATCTTGATACTTGCATAGCAGATGAAGGATGCCCTTCATGAGGCTCTTAACGCCCGTCTCAGCGAAGATACGAGCCATGAGTTCAATCTTGCCTGCAGCAGCACTCATCATTGCCGATACAGCGGCAGCAGTGACGTTATTCAGAATGTCAGGATTCAAACCTTGTTGGGCATCAGATACGCCTGTGCGCTTGGCCTGCACGTTATCCAGATACTCAAGCATCGGGAAAGCCTGTGCAGCAACATTTTGAACTTGCAATTGATTAACGGCTTGCGGATTCTTGACGCGAATCACGCCACCCGGAGTGCTGGTCAGTAGGTCGTCCAGATTAGCCTGACCATCCACAACAGTTACACGGGCATTATTCGTCAGATAAAGGTTATCCAGCATCTGACGGGTAATCGTCGTCTTAATCAGTTGCAAGTCGATAGTGCGGTCAGCAAGCGATTGCCCGTAAAACTTGTGCGGAATCGGAATCGGGCAGATGGAATGGAACGGCACATAATCACATTCCTCATCTTCCAGAATCTCATTACCGGCATAAACGATACGGCGAAGTTCAGCAATGCCGTCATCGTCCTCATCGATTCGAAGATAGCATTCATACACTTCGACTTCTTGCATCGAATAGTCGAGCGATTGCGTATCGTCAGGCTGTTCAGAGCGGTCATAGCGAGCCAGACGTTCTTGGGAATACTGGAGCCTATCCCCACTGGGCAGAGCGTCCACAACGTCCTGAGGGAATCCCATAGCAACCAGTTCGCTACGGGTAATCATTCGACGGTGAGCGCAGAATGGAGTGTCCTGAACAGTCCGGCCATTCTTGGACATTAGGAATTCTTCAGGCGGGACATTCTCGATAACGATTTTACCTTCACCGACCTTTTTCTGGACCTTTACCGAGTGCTTACGGTAAACCATGCCCATAGGGTCCATTACTTCCTCGGTGTCTTGCTCGACAATCTCTACAGAGTCATCTGAGAGCAGAAGCACCAGTTCATCGTCGGTAAGGTCTTTGTACTTCTCTTTTACGACGTCAGTTTCGTCATTCCAATATGCTTTGACGATACCCGTCTTTTGCAGAAGGGCATCCTTAAACCAGTTATGCAGAATAAGGAATCCATCGTTTTGGCGATAGAAAACCCAATTGGCATATTCAGTAGCCTGCTTAGCGAATTGTTCATCGCCCGGAGACTTAGGCTCAAATTGCACTACGTCATCCGTAGACGTAAACACGCGAATCAGTTGAGGCAGAGCACCATCTACGGCTTCTGCTACTTCACCAGTAACAATCTGCGAGCGGCCTTCAATCTCGTTACCGAGCGGGTTACGAAGATAATAATTTAGTGCCTTCGTGCGCTCATCGGTGGTATCAGATTCTAGATACCCAATTGCATCGTCAATCTCAGATTCGAGAATAGCCTTAACCTGAATATCAGTAATCATACAATCCACCTAGTATTTACATTTAATGGACGATTCCAATCGGAACCGTCCTCTCTTAATCCAATGGCAAGATACCGGAAACTGTCAGCGGCATGACTAGACCAGTCGTGTAGCGGCCTATCATAAAAGACCGCACGTTTTTCGTCATATTCACGACGATAGTTTCTTAATGCGTCCAAGCCTGTTTTGGTCTTTTCAATATCGAACCAGCAGCGAGGCAGCATTTGACGTACAGCCTGTATCCCATCGGCTACAGATAATCGAGGAGCAACGGTTATCTCTAGGCCTGCTTCCTCTAGAACTTCCTTACGCGATTTACCAGTACCGAGTTCACGCACCTCTACGTCGTGCGGCAGTATCTGCGTAGCGTGGTGATAGCCCTGTTCCTGTAGCCACTCAAAGTAGTGGTCTAGACCGACACCGTGATTCTCGTGGTAGTCGATTAGCCGAATCTCTTTAGACGCGATTTGAGCGACCCAAATTGCTGTGCTGTCACTCATGCCTAAGTCCCATGCACAGAATGTCTTGGCGAGGCTCTCATGCGGTATGCGGGCTATTCTCTGCTCGTTCTCTAGGTCATTAATCAGCGACCCATAATAGGAACCCTCTACAGCAGCGTGGAATGAGCACTCGAATTCTTGGGCAAACTTGTCTGCGCCCATCTCTTTCTTTGCGGACTCCAACTCGGAACTATCGAGAATCCCAGTCTCTGAAGCCTTGAACTCCAGAAGCGACCAATCATCCGACGTCGCTGCACGGTCTCTGAAATCCGCAAAATGGTTTCTACCTTTCGGAGTACCGAGAAACAAGGCAAAGCCCTTGCGGTCAGCAAGGGCCGGACGGATGATTTCATTCCATATCTTCGGGTCCTGATCCGCAATCTCATCAATCACTACCCCGTCGAAGTATTGACCACGCAGACTGTCAGGATTATCAGAGCCGTATAACTGGATTCGTCGACCGTAGAACTCGGACTTGAGTTCAGACACGTTTAACTTAGCGTCTAGGGGCCGTGTAAAGCGCTCCAGATAGTCCCAAGCGATTCTCTTAGCCTGACCATAGGTAGGGGCTATGTAAGCGTATCTAGGGGCTTCCTGACCATTCTTGAGGGCAGAGTGGATTAACTGGTTAATCGCTGCGACTGTTTTGCCCATCCGCCGGTGCGCTACTACCACCGTGAACCGATTGGCAGCGACTGCTCTATGGATAGCCCTTTGAGGTTCTCTAGGACGGTATCCGGTATCAATAATCTTCTCAGTCATCTACGCCGCTGACTACCTTGATATTGAGCGGACCACCACCGTCACCAGTTACTTCGGTGCGAGCAAGTTTTGGGATATGGTACTCAGAGAGTTTCGCCATGATTTCCAGAGCACGGTCAGGCTGCGCCTTCACCTTGAGCGACTCATCGCCATAGGCAACCATTTGAAGCCATGCGTCCATGTTCTCGCCATTGCGCTCCAGAAGGTTAGCGATAGCCTCACGCACAGTAGACGTGGCTTTGTTAGGCACACCCTTCACTCGACCCTTACCAGCGTTAGGAGGAATCCAGCGCCCTTCGCGCTTTGCAGATGATTCCACTTTGCTATCTTGAGAATCATTCTCATTCATGTTTGCACCATAAGGAAGTGTTGAGACAACTATAAGAAAGTCTGATAGCACACAGTTAAAAAGTGTGGGACTATCTCTCTACGCACTCAGCGTTCACTACATAGGAGACAGTCATGCAACCTTGGACAGTTAAGCAATTATACGAAGCAATGCAACGTGATATCCAATCGTGCCAGTCGCCCTTTGAAGTCTCTATGGTAAAGGCTATCTGCGGCAAAGAAATTAGAGAGTTTGCTCAGTCTCTCGCTGCTGTTAGGAAACTTACTCCGGCAGAGCTGGCTATTGCCCAACAATTCGGTTATCGCTAATCACTCTGGGGGCTTCGGCCCCTGTATAGGAGGCTGACAAAATGAACAAAGTAGATTTAGGAATCAATCGTCGCATTCCTGTCCGTTGGCAATATGCCCAAATTGCAGAGTGGCGTGATGCACTCGGCCCCAAGGAACCTTTGTATATCGCTGTCTGTAACGAGCCGTGTATGGATGCACCTGAATGGATTGCCGGTGGTGCTCATATGTGGAACGGACATTATGCCGTTAATCGTGAACCTTGGAACGGCTAAACCTTATAGCACCTATAAGAAACTCTGATAACGCGGCCTAGTTTTTTTATGTTCTACTAACTCTACGCACTACAGCGTATACGGAGCCTGAAATGACCTACAGCAACCAAATTCTTGAACAAGTCCGCAGCATCATCGCAGAGACCGATCCCCAAGGTGCCGCATCCTTGACCGCAGAACAATTGACCGCACTCTGCAACATCGTCAAGTCTGTTAACTAAGCCGGAGGAAAAAATGCTTCAGACCAACACCCGCATTTTCTACCCTAACCTTGCTGCTGCTGCCAAGGTTGCCGAGGCCAACATCATCGCAGATCCGGATTGGGCATATGTCTGCGAGTCTGATAACGATGGTGCAACGTGGTCGGTAGCGGTCTATGACGAAGATGGTACTAAGGTTGGATACATCGGATAAATAAGAGACGGCCCCGCGTGGGCCGTCACCCGCCACAATACTATCGAGGCGCGGTTCTGGACGTATCGAACCAGATACTATATGGAGACTACAGCATGAACACCGAATATATCGACTCACTCGACGAGGCCGCATATATCAGCAGTCTTGAGCAGCAGAACCGCGAACTGGCCGCAGCACTCAATCATTGTGTTCTAGTAATGGCGGCGGTTGCTATTGGCGACCTTAGAACTATCAAGCCAGAGAGTGCAGCATTGCATCACGCTCGCAAGGTTCTAGCAGGGCTTCCACTATGAAATACGATATCACTACTAACTGGACTCGCACACTCTCGCAGCGGCATCCTGTCCTATCTGAATGGTTAGGGTTCGCCGGAGTCTGCGCCCTGATATTCCTAGCAGCGATTTTGATCTAAAACTGGGGGCTTCGGCCCCTAGTTTGTTTTTGGCCCCATGAGACTAGCATTTAGGTCGCCGTCCTCATCCACCCACAGCCCGAAGATTTTTTCGTCGTCCAGTTCTAGATAAATATCGCCGTCCTCGACTTCGATACCCTCTATGGTGCGGCCTAGCAGCGATTCAAAGATTTCATCTGGTGTCATATCTTTTCCAATACCACGTGCATCGAATCTACAGCCGTAGGAGTGCGTAGGAGCGTTTCTAGCGGCTCGGTAAGGGTACTGCCCCACTCGCTCAATTTAAACTCAATAGAGTGCGTTATAAAGCCTCTGTCCCATCCAAGATACCAACACCAGTCGCAGTAGTAGACCCAAGAGTTTTCATTGAACCGTCTGACATGGGTCGGGTCTTGATCAGCACCTAGACTCAGCCAGTAGGGAACGCTGATATGCATAGTGCCGCCAGTCTCTAGTAAGTCTCGGCAATTTTGCATCGCAGTCACTAGGTCTCGGATATGTTCCAAGCAATCATTAGTGACGATTCTTTTAAACATTCCTTCACGCAACTGGATAGGCCCGAATCGCGTGTCATATTCTTTGCCGAACTCAACCTTTGTTATATCTAAAACAATATCCGGCTTTACCCGTTCCTGAATATCCACGTTCAGATATTCAGGGATAAAGTGTCTACCAGAACCTAAATGCAGAGTGTCGGGAGTTTTCACTTTTTCTTATTGCGTGCGCTAATCGCTGCTGCCTTTTTCTTTGCATCTGCCTTACTGGATGCGCCCCATGCATTCAATGACAGCAATAAACGAGTAGGCGAACCATCTGGCTTACGCTCAGGCCCAGCCATATTCCCCATGCGAGCCAGAAAACTTGCACGGCGAGGATTATCACCAGACTTAACAGGGGCGCGAAGATTAGAACCGGGATTAGCGGCTTCATAAGACTTGCGACCTTTTTCATTTAGGCCGCCAGACTTTGCTTTGCCTTCTTTGCGTTGCCATGCGGGAGATTTCATT